TTCTCCCGTTCCTTCTTGGCTTTCACTAAATTAGCGTAGGTAAGTTCCAATGAGCCTCCTATCTCATGTTTGGTAGTTTCTTTCCATTTATCTGAAGATCGGTTACAAAGGAAAAACTTCTGAGCTGCTAAATTCCCTTCTACTGCTATTTTGTATAATGCATCTTCTACTACTCCTATCTGGCTCTCTACCGCTTCTTCGACATCCCTTTTAAAGCTTTTTGCAGTCTTCATCCACCTATAAAAGGTATCTCTAGTGATATTAGCTTCTGCACACGCCTTAGTCTTAGTCGCCCCATTTCTAAGGCTTTCGATAATAATTCGTTTTATTTTTCTTCTCTCTTTGTCATCCATAATGATTAGTTGCTCACCTCTTTAATCAATCTAAACCCTCGGGAACCCTGTCAGATTTGTCAGATTTTAAGTTGTACTTTTTAATTTAACTGCCGTTTTTCCGTTAAATTTTTCCCATCTGGCTAAGATTACCTCTCCATAAATTGGCTCTATTTCTATTGCTCGACATCTCCGTTTCATTATCTCGCAGGAGATTATTGTAGATCCTGAGCCACAAAAGGGCTCGGATATTATTCCATCTCGAGGGGATAGTATCTTAATATAAGGCACCAGTATTTGAATTGGTTTCTTGCCAAAAATGATATTTTCTACTCTTCCCTTTCCAGTCTGTTCTGCTGACCAGGTTATGTGATCAGTTATCTTAGACCATCGGGTTTTTTTCCTTCGATCAAAAGAACTATCACCTTTCTGACCATAGATTATAACCTCATAAGAATCCAAAAATTTCTGGCCCTTTTCTTTAAGATAATTGTCTAATTCTTCTTCATATTCTTCATTTAATTCTACATCTCCATTATCTCCCAAAACTATTACATCATAACGATTAGGAAAAGTTTTCTTTCCTATATATGATTGATACCTCTTTTCAGCTTTCCAAATTATCATGTTTTTAATCTTCCAATATTTTTCTATCGATAACCATAATCTAACAATATTTTTCCATTTTTCGAATACCATTATATTTGAACCTTTGCTATGCTGATAGCCAATTGCTATCGATAACCAACTATCATAGTCTTTAGGAACTTTTTTATTTTCAACACTTAGATAGGAAAATTTTTTATGGCCAAAACTTTTTATATTGAAATAAGGTGGATCGGTAAATAGAAAATCAAATCTCTCTTCTCCAAACAATTTGCTCCAGCTGTTTTTATCGGTACAATCACCGATAAATAATTTATGTTCTCCCAGTTTCCATAAATCTCCGCCCTTGACTCTCCTAGCACCTTCTTTAATGAATTTCTCTAATTCCTTATCCACATCAAATTCTTCATTAACATCGAGACCAAAAATATCATCCAGCTCTTCTCTACCGAATCCCACGTCCATTAACAAGTCTTCATCTAAATTAGCCAGCATATCATAATCCCAGGAGCCTAAATTCTTATTCTCTCTTAAGTTTGCCTCTCGCAATTCTTCTGGAGTTAATTCTCTGTTCGGTACTCTCACATCTATTGTCTCTTCTCCTCTTTCCAATAACTGCAGTATCTTTAGTCTTTGATGACCTGAAATAATAATATTATCGCTATTTATAACCGGTATAGACATCAAATTGAATCTTTTCAGACTCTCCTCTAGATCCTCTTTCTGCTTTTGATTCATTTGCCGAGGATTTTCTTCGTAAGGAATTAAGTCATTTATTTTACGCTTCTCGGTATGCCATATTAATTTTTTATTATCCATTTTTTCCCATCCTCTAAAATAAAGATTCTGGAATAGAATTGACTCTTTTTCTTGCAATTTCACAGTATTCTAGGCTTACATCAATTCCAATAAATCTCCTACCTAATTTTTTTGCCATCTTGCAAGTTGTTCCGCTTCCACACATGGGGTCTAAAACTACATCTCCTTTATTACTCCAGCTAATAATATGATCTTGTGCTAATCTATCAGGAAATATAGCAGGATGATTGTATGCAATTTTATCTTTGGTAGATTTCATGTAACCCCCTTCATATAACCAAACATTACCAAAGTTACTTTTATTTTTATATTTGACATTTTTCGTTTCCTTCATATCACCATTTTTTTGTCTATGAGTCATACTCCTTGTAAAAGCACCATATATATTCTTTCTCTCTAACAAATTCAAAGTATTAGGTTTCCCTTTGGATAATACAAACATATATTCGAATATTTGGTTATACCTTTTTAACTGTGGAAAGGGTAGATTATTCTTTAAATAAATCATAGTGTCATATAGCTTAAAACCAACCTCTTTAGCATAAAGAGCCTGTCTAAAAGAATTACCCGATTCACTACCATTTATTGTTTGGTCTCCCACCACCCAAACCAATACCCCTCCCACTTTTATGACTTTAAATAATTCTTTCATTAACTTCTTATAATCAAATGAGAAACCCTTATAATCTCTTAAATCACCATATGGAGGGCTTGTAACTGTTAAAACAATCGCACCATTAGGGATATCTTTCATAACTTCCAAATGGTCACCACATATTATTCTATTTATAAAATCTTTAGGGTACTTCATTTAAAATATCTCCCTAGTTCGGCTATATAATTTTTCCCCTATTTCGGTAATTACATTTACTGTAACTGCATTCCCTAAACACTTGAATCTCTGATTATCACTTATTCCTTCCGTCCAGTTATCAAGAAAACCCTGTAATCTTTCACATTCTACCGGGGTTATCTTACGAATTTTATTATCTTTCATTATCATCGGTAGATGCCCCCCACCCTTAGATGTCCTAATTGTCGGAGAATATTTTTTGAATTCTCTAACTGTTTTTTCTCCGAAGCCCCCGTATACATTGTGTATTATTTTAAAGTCAATCCCATCCTGTCTACGAGGAGTCTCTCTGATTCCTCCGATAGGAAATACTTTTTGTCCACTTTCTCCTCTAAGATGTCCGACAATGAATACCCTTTCTCTTTTCTGTGGGATTCCAAAATTCTTGCTGTTAAGCACTTCCCATTCACAGTCATACCCCAATTCTGAAAGTGAATCGAGGATAATTCTAAAAGTCTCCCCCTTTTTGTGATTAAGTAGCCCTTTGACGTTTTCAAGTAAAAGTAGAGTAGGTCTTTTAACTTTCGCAATTCTGCATATTTCAAAGAACAGAGTTCCCCGAGTATCATTGAATCCTTTCCTTTTCCCAGCAATAGAGAAAGCCTGGCAGGGAAATCCTGCGGTAAGCAGGTTGTGATCAGGAATATTTCCTGCTGAGATTTTCCTGATATCCCCTTCGACGAGTTCCTTTTCCCCAAAATTTTTTCGGTAGATTTGACAGGCATATTTATCGACTTCGTTCGCCCACAAACATTTATATTTTTCGTTCTTTTCAAGTCCAAGCCTAAAACCTCCTATACCCGCAAATAATTCGATAAACTTCAGCACAATTCCAACATCCTTATTATTTCAAATTAATTCCTGCTGGACTCTGTTAATCCTTTTCTCTGCCATTTTTATATATTCTTGCTTTATCTCAATACCGATAAATCTTTTTCTTTGCTTTAAGGCCACCAATGCGGTAGTTCCTGCTCCCATAAATGGATCTAAAACTATCCCGCTTTCAAAGCCTGCATTGCAACTGCAGTCGGTATAGCCAATAAACTTATTTGGATTTTGGTTTTTCCAATTTTGAACCTTTTGACCCGAACCTCTAAATTTTCCATTTCTTCTAATACCTGCTTTTATAAAACCATCATTCGGAAGATTGCTTTTTGTATACATTTCCTCTGGAGGTTTAGTAATATCTAATATCTTCACCCTCGCCTTTCCACATTTTTTACAAATAAATTCAGGACATCCCGCTTTTATAGGTATCTCGATTAAACTTTCCGGATATACTGCAAAGTGGGCTTCTGGAAATGGTTTAGTCGGGATAATCCAGACACAGCGTCGATTACGGCCTCGCTTCGGGTCTCCCACTATTTTTGCTTCATTAAAGGCAAAACTTCCTTTCTTATTTTTATCCAGATATTTGCCTCTATATTTTTTATGTCCTTCTATAGCTCTTTTGATATCATTCGGTCTATTATCAGTCCAATTTTCCAACTGTTGTTCAAACCAATAATCATGACCGGACCAGAAGGAATATTTTACCTTCTTTAAACCCTTACACCGGGGGCATACTTTATTTTTTATGTTTTCTTTTTCTTCGTTACTCGCCTTAAATTGTGGACAGCCTTTCTCCTTTCTCATAATGTCCCGGGTCCTAATATTAAAATAGTTTTTGTCAGAGCAGGCGGGACAGGGTCTCCATTCCCAGTCTTTACCTTCTATTCCCTTAGTATCTAATGGTTTTTTATCTACACATTCTAAAGTTTTTTCATTAGTCCAAAATAGAGTTTTATTGTTTTTCGTAAAGAAAAACAGATACTCAAAATCTATAGTAAACCGGTCTTTAGCGCTCGAAGGCATACAGTTTGGTTTCCACCATATTAGAGTATTTCTTTTGCTCCAACCTCTATCAATCATTTCGACTGAAAATCTATAAGGTATATCCAATAAACTTTTAGCATATTTTCTGGTAGTTTTTTGATTACCCCTAGTAGCTCCCATCTCTAAAGTTTTATATCCCAAATTTCTTGTATATTCTGTATGCCCTGAAGCGTTCCCGCTACCTCCATAAGAATCACCTAAATTTATAAAACAAGTCCCATCCTTCCTTAATACTCGTTTTACTTCATCAAAGATTTCGCATAGATGTTTTATATATAATTCAAAAGTAGGTTCAAGTCCAAGACTGCCAAGCCAGGCGTTGCATTTAAGACAAAACCCTGCTTTTGCATTACCAAAGCCGTGTAGATTTTTTCTGTATTGTGGATTACCTAACGTACTACCATCTAAATTTTGCCTATTTTCGTGTAACAACCTTGAATCATATTCTCTAAAATCGTGTTTACAATCTTTATCTCCATCCCAAATAACTGGTTCAATCCCATAATCTCGAAGTCCCCAAAATGGTGGGGAGCATACGCAGCAATTAATTGATTCAGCTGGAATTTTCTTTAATACTTTAAGGGCATTTCCACATATTAGTTTGTTTATAAAATCTTCGGGATATCTCATTTAAAATAAAAATGACCTAGACCCTTTCAAATTATTTTTCAATAATTCTAAAGAGCCTAGGCCATAAACCTAGCTATTCAGACATTATTATTCTATTTTTCTTCTTAAATTTTATCAAAATAATTGATTTCTGTCAAAGAAGAAGAATCAGTCCATTCTTACTCCTTTTATTCCCATCCGGGAATTAACGCGCTATATTTCTCCATATCCTTATAATTCAATATCTCATTAAAATCAATCCCCAAATCATCTAATAAGAACTTAATCATCTTGCCGTTAGCCTTTGACTTTGAGTATTTATCAGGGATTATAAACTTTAACTTGCTAAATTCTTCTGGATAGTATTTTTTGAATCGCCTTAATTTAGTT